ACACCATCAATTTCTTCTGTACCCCAATGTTTGAAGGTATAGAAAACTTCTTGTGATGATTTCACACGCACCTTTACAGGATTAGAATGTTGGAGTTCTTTGTTTCGATATTTCATAATGACACCATTATACTAAAAAGAAAGGGCTCTGTCAAGAGCCCCTTCAGTTACTTACCTTTGTTTTGGAATCTTTCTGGATAATTTAGGCGTTCCCACTCCTCATCGGATACAGGCCACCAATTATTCATCTTTAGATACCAAAGGAATCTTTTTGATAAGGTCTTGGGCTTTTACCATGTTAGACAACCATATCTTTAACATGCCATTTGTATATTCGGCATTTTCAATCTCAACCTTATCGGCGATTTTGAATTCACGGTTGAATGAACGGTTAGCAATACCTTTGAATAGGTAATTTTGGATATCAGTTTCGTCATCTTGTGATGCACCTTTGATAACCAATTTGTCACCTTCTAAGGTAATTTCAATATCAGATTTAGAAAAACCAGCAACAGCCATTTCAATGACGTACTTGTTTTCTTTTACTCTTTTGATATTGTATGGGGGATATGTGACGGTCTTCTGTACTGTTTTGGCCATGTCTTCCATATGTTTGAAAACATCATCAAAACCTACCATGAAGGGGTCGAACTTGCGGAAATCCAATGAAGGAAATAGTTGAGTCATGCTTTTTCTCCTGTTAAAGCGAGTTTAAGAAATTGCCGCCTCGATGAGCACGGCACCATAATTATACTATTATTTATACTACTTGTCAAGTAGTTTGTGGTTTTTTACCAATATTATACTTAGCGGTAAGTTGCCATTCATTCTTCTCTTTATGAGACAGAATTTTTATCTGTGATAGGAAAATTGGTGGAGGTGTCTCTGTTTGTTTCTTATTAACAATTTTGATAAGTCCCCAATCTTCTAATAGATTGGCAATGGCATTCCTACGAGAAAGGTCATTCTCGGTAATGTCTGTTGGTTTGCCATCTAAGGCAAATAGTTCCTTGAAGTGTACTATGTAATATTGTCCACGTTTGTGGAGAATATGACATGACTGGAATAATGTTTTATCTTTTTTGGAAGCTACACCAATCCGTGTTAGTGTTTCACGGACTTTTAAGAAATCATCTTGTTCTTGTAATGTTACTTCCACCAAATCCTTAACGTCAATCATATCACCCGCCTTTGTCTGTTTTTCTTTTTATTTCAGCGATTTGTTCATCAGTAAGAATACGCAAGGCTTCTTTAGCCTTTTGATTGGAGTAACCAAAATATGTTTTAACGCAATCAATATTCTCATCGTTCTTAGACTTATGCCACGGTTGAAATTTCCGTTTTATATGTCTAATACTATTTAGATAATACCGGTATTGCATATCTTTATCTGTTGACGGCCAAAGGTTCATCTCATTGGCATACAACACACAATCCATGTGATTTGATAAGGCACGATTGATTACAAATGGAACATAGTCTTTATAATCCAATTCATCTTCAAAAACAGACTTACCAGTTTCTAGTATCGATGGTACTATTTCTTTGAATAAATCTGGCATTACTTGAACTCACATTCCACCATAATTTCTGTAAGACAGGCAATCAAATTGATTTCATGGTCAGCCACAAATGCCGCTTGATATTGATACTTGGCAAGGATAAGAACCAATTGAGGCACCGAATTGGCTTTTAATAGTTCGTATAGACCATCATACAATTTACGAAAGATGCGTGTAGGATCGTTATCCAAGTTCATGGTGACCCATTTACGAGCACCAGCAAAGTCTTTGTCTTTAAGTGACTTAGTTAACTCACCTAGTTGTACATCCGAAACGGAGGCTAGAATACCTTTGTCGATAGTACCAGATACACCATATCGTTGTAGTTCATTTAGAATACGGCGATTATCAGGAAAATGTTTAGTAACAACAGCAGCAACAACTTCTTTATCGTATGTGATACCTTCTTCTTTTAGAATAGATTCAACACGTTTGAAGAATGCTGTGGCCATCTTGGCTTTAGAACCATTTGGCTTAACATCAATTACAGTACAACGGGAATGAATAGGATCAATAATCCTGTTCTTAAAGTTACAGGTGAATATGAAAGAACAGTTAGATGCAAATTCTTCAATACCTGCACGTAGAATAGCCTGTGCATTAGGCGTTAGATAGTCTGCTTCATCTAGAATAATGACCTTACGACCACCCGTCAAAGACATTGACGAAGCATAGTTTTTGATTTTAACACGAATGGTATCAACACCATTCTCATCAGAACCGTTAATGATAATGTAATCACAACCTACTTCTTCACACATAGCACGAGCAACAGTAGTCTTACCGACACCAGCTGAACCTGCCAGAAGTAGATTGGGAATCTCTTTACGATTTACAAATTCCTGAAAGGTTGCTTTTAAGGCATCAGGAAGAATACAATCTTCAATTTTCTGTGGACGATACTTCTCCACCCATAACATATGTTCTGACATTCAAATACTCCATAATATAATTAAATTTCATCGTGCCATTTAAAACCAAGAAGAATCTTGGCCATAAATCTGATGACGGCATTAGGTTTTGTGGGTCTATACACAAACATAGATTCTGATATTTCCCACTTACCAACATTGGTTGTAGAAGGTTTCACAACAAATGAGGTAGGTTGATGCCAACCAGCACCTGTAATCGTACCCGTACCACCATTACTAATCAAAACAGTACCACTATATGTAGTAGTATTTCGACTTTCTTGATTCCATCGGAAACTTGGAGTAAAATCCAAGTCCAATTCAGTTTGCTGAGTTAGAGGCCAAAAGAACTCAATCTCTAACTGTTGCATCACTTAATCTCTACCATGCTTTCGTACAAGGCTTCAAACTCTTTAGATTCTGCAACCTCGGTTTGAAATGAGTTTTTATGTTGTGTCTTTGCCATACGCTTGAGAATCTTTTTAGGAATCTTCAATTCGTCATGTGCAATATCCACAATATCTTTAATGGCAGCATTATTGCCATCATTCTTGTGCATATGAAGTACAACTTCATCAACATAACCTTTGAGTTTCTTCAGGTCATCTTCATCAAAAGAACCAAATAAAGTATTAACCTTAGTCATATTAATCTCCGTTATTAATCAATCCGACAATTTCATAATCTTCTTCAACACAAACAATGTTTCCATTTACAAGATTTACGCCTGTATTTCCTGCTTGTTCACCATCATTAATTTTAAAAATAGCAACGATGTGTGCTGGATTAATTGCTACACGATTCTTCGTCATAGCGTCAGTAACATAAATCATATTATTCTCCAAATTTAGATTCTTTGGCTTCAATTGCAATCCAATACTGCAAGTCGCCTTTTTCGTTTGCAAATGTTGCTAAACCTTTTGAAGAAATTTCAACATTATATGTACCAGGAATCATCTTAAAGTTTTCAACCAAAAAGACTGCCTTGTACTTACTCTCATTATCGGTTGTACCGATTTCAATTGTGTTTGTGTGTGCTGAATCATCTTTAGCATTGAAACAGGTTACAGAGATTTTAGAACCATCTGATTCAAAAGCAATGTTAGGAGAACCAAGAACAGCAGCATTTTTTAATGCTTGTGCAAGGTCTTCATCTTTCAATTTAAAAGAACCATCGATTGATGGAAGATTCAAATCTTTTTCAGGTGCCGAGACAATCATAGATTTGGCAGTCATACGATATTTTGTCTTTGAACGGCCAGACTTGAAGATAACGTTATTGGAATCAAAAGCCAATTCAGTATCTTTACCAAGAGAATGTACAGACAAGAACTGGTTCAAGTCATAGATACAAAAGTCTTGTGGAAATTCATCAGTCAAAGTGGCTTTAGCAAGCACAGTCTTTGTTGAAGAAATTGTGGCAATTCTATTGCCTGTTTTGAACTCAATACCAGAATTAATTCCAGCAAAGTTTTTCAACACGTTAAGTGTTTCGTTCGATAGTTTCATTTTTCACCTCATCATTATTAACAGAATAGATTATATCATGTTCGTATAAAAACATCAAGCAGCACATTGCGTGGGCTAAATGATGTATGCCAGATTCAGGGTCTAATTGCTCACCCTTTTTCCATGCCCATATATGTCGTTCCATTGCATCAAAGTACCTGCGTTTAGAATCAGGTACTCTTTGCCAATTACCACGTTCATATTTTTGAGCGCCAAAGGTAAGTACCTTGACGGTCTCCTCTAATGCAAATGGTGGAAGTAAACCATATTCTAGTTTACCACCATCATACTTACGGCCTTCACTCATTACATCTCGCCAACAAAGTTAGCAACAGCAGGCATATCTCCTCTAAAGTGATATGTACCAATGTGGTCAGTTTTCATCCAAGGACACAACCAAATCGAACCACCAATCTTACGCCACATTTGGCAGAACATATAATCTTCAGACAAGTAACGGTCTGAACCACCACCTGTGATAGAATCTGCGGTGTCAATTACTGTATCAAAGAAAGCATGAATGTAACGTGAACCATCAAAGTTGGCTTGGCCAACGTGGTCTGGTTTGTAACGAATCATTGGATATGCTTCTTCCATTTTAGCAAACACATCACGTTTAACTAACATAAAACCAGTACCAATTTCAAGTACTTCCAAAGGTTCAGTCACAGTAAACTTTTCTGTTCCTCTAACAGGATTAAAAACAAAGTCACCAGTCACGTTAGCTAATTGACCATCGTCCATTGTTGGATTCTTTTCCAATGCTTTTTTGACGGCACGCCATTTGATGGCTTTCTTAGGATAAGGACCACCGATAACATCTTTGTCTAATGCCAATAAGGCAAGTACATCTTGTGGATTGAAGTGAATGTCTGAATCCAAAAATAATAAGTGTGTACAATCTGAGCGGTGAATAAATTCATCAACCAAATAGTTACGAGCACGTGTAATTAAAGATTCATTGAAAAGAAATGAAAATTTAATTTGAACACCATACTGTACACAAATCGATTGTAAATCAAGACATGCTTTAGCATATAGTCCATGATTCATGCCGCCATACATAGGCGTGGCTACAAATATACTTTTCTTTTGTAGTTCTTCTTTTTTAATTGAAATTTCCATTTGCTCTCCAAGGAATAAAAAAAAGGGAGTACCACGGTATGTGGTAACTCCCTAAGAAAGTTTAAGCGTTAGCTAAACTGTAACCGGCTTTGAGTGCTTTACGAACCAAAGCTTTAGTTGGCTTACCGATGCGGTAAGAAGCAACTTTAACACCATCAGCGTTGTACTTGGTGTTAGTGTAAATAACGTGACCTTCTTGGCGAAGTTCATCGATACGAGCAGACACATTGGTAATACCAAAGCGGCGGCGAGCTTGCTCGACTGTGAAGGTGTTGTAACCTTCTGGTTTGCTCAAAGCATTCAACATACGTTGTTTTGCGGATAATTTAGTCAT